TTATTAATATTCTACAAACAAGACTGAATGAAAGTGTAGCACAGAATGTTCAGTTGGAAGCAACAATCATAAAATTAAAAGAAGAAATTTCTAAACAGGAACCAGTAGATGGCGACAGTAATCAAACCGAAGAAAAGTGAAACAGCATCATCTATACCAACCACAAGCGATTTAGCTGTTGGTGAGATATGTATTAATGTTGTTGACCAAAAGATATACACAAGAAAGTCGGATGATTCTATCGTAGTAGTTGGTAATGTAACAACTGCTGGTGTAGACGAGGCAACTGCAACTTCAAAGGCTGTAACTATGGCAATCGCGTTAGGATAAAACTATGGCAATCACATCAAAAACATTATTAAAAGAATATTGTCTAAGACGATTAGGCGCACCCGTTATTGAAATTAATATAGATGAAGAACAATGTGATGATAGAGTAGATGATGCACTTCAGTATTTTGCAGAGTATCATTTTGACGGTGTGGAAAAAGTTTTTCTTAAACATACTATAACAGCAGACGATATTACAAATGAATATATTCCTATGGATGATCCTGCTGACCCAGTAGGAGGTCCTGTTATTAGTGTTACTAGAGTGTTGCCTATTCCAAATTTTAATGCATTTCAAACTGGTTTTTTTAATGAAGAATATCAATTAAGATTACAAGATTTAGATAATTTTCAAGGTTCTTCATTAATATCATGGGCTACAAGTTTACAAAACTTTTCATTGGTTGAAAATTTATTTTCAGTTTCAGCAACAATGTTATTTAATCGTAAACAAAATAGATTATATCTTGAAACAGATTGGGTAAATAAATTTACTGCTGGTGATATTCTTATTATTGAATGTTATCGTATTTTAGATCCTACACAATATACAGAAGTATATGATGATATGTTTTTAAAACAATATGCAACAGCTTTAATCAAAAGACAATGGGGAGAGAACTTAAAGAAGTTTGAAGGAGTTCAACTTCCGGGTGGTGTTACACTTAACGGTAAAGTAATATATGATGAAGCTGTAGAAGAAATTCTTAGAATAGAAGAACAAATGAGTTTAAGATGGGAACTTCCACCTGATGGGTTTATAGGCTAATGGCAACTAATTTATATTTCAATAATGTAGAATCTCACTCTGAACAAGAGTTGATAAACTCTTTAACTAGTGAGGTAATACAAGTACATGGAATGGATGTATATTATCTTCCGAGAACTTTAATCAAAGAAGATTTGATTATGGGAGAAGATGTACTATCTAAATTTTCTACTGCATATGAAGTTGAAATGTATTTAAAAAATGTAGAAGGATTTGGTGGTGAAGGTGACTTGGTTGGTAAGTTTGGTTTGGATGTTCGTGATGAAGTTATTTTTACAGTTCATTCAGATAGATTTAATTTGGCTACAAATATGGATATACCATTGGAAGGAGATTTAATTTTCTTACCAATGAGTAAAGGACTTTTTGAAGTTAAGTTTGTTGAACACGAACAACCATTTTATCAAGCTGGTAAGAATTATAGTTTTGATATTACTTGTGAACTTTTCCAATATAGTGAAGAACAATTAGACACCGGTGTTTCATCTATAGACAATATAGAAAAGGTACAATCCGCTGCAATTGATCTTCTTATGAATACTGGTGGTAGTGGAGCTTTTACTATTGATGAATCTGTTTATCAAGGAGCAAATCTTGCCGCGGCAACGGGTAAGGGTGTGGTTGTTAGTTGGACTGCATCAACAAGAACTTTAAGAGTTAATGATACGTCAGGAACTTTTGCTGCTGGTACTGCAACAATTGGTGCAACTAGTAGTGCTAGTTGGGTATTAACATCACATGATACACAAGCATTACCAACGACACCATTTGCTGATAATAAAGAATATGAAACTTTAGGTGATACAGTACTTGATTTTTCAGAAAATAATCCGTTTGGAGATGTAACTTAATGTTTGGTACTTATTTTTATAATAAAAATATTCGGAATATTGTAATTCTTTTTGGCACCGTATTTAATAATATTGGTATCAGACGTACTGATGCAGCTGGTGTAGTTCAAGAAGAATTTAAAGTTCCAATTGCATACGGACCTGCAGAAAAATTTTTAGTACGGTTACGACAGGGTATTGCCAAAAGTAAAGGTCAAATTGGTTTAACATTACCTAGAATGTCTTTTGAGTTTACAGCAATTACTTATGATCCTGGCAGAAAACAACAATCAACTAAACGATTTAAAAAAGTAAAAACTTCAGATGTTACTAAACAAACATCTGTATATAATCCAGTACCATATAATTTTGATTTTACTTTAAGTGTTATGGTCAAAAATTCTGATGACGGATCTCAAATACTTGAACAGATATTACCATATTTTACACCAGAGTATCAAGTTACAATGAATGAAATGAGTACAATGGGAATAAAAAGAGATATACCAATTATATTTACGGGACTATCTACAGAAGATAGTTATGAAGGAGATTTTCTTACTCGCCGTGCAATTATACATACTTTAACTTTTACGGTTCAAGGTTATATGTATGGACCTGTAGGAGATATAGGAATTATTCGTACTGTAATTGTTGATAGTAGTTTAGATGCATCTCCTGAACTTGGTCAAACAAAAGGAGCTCACGAAACACGAATGACAAAAACTCCTAAAGCTAATACAGATATTAATGAAGATGGAAGTATTAATACAGCTGATGATGCTCTTGTTACACCAGACCATGATTATGGGTTTAATGAAACATATACTGATATGGGATAAGAATGAAGAAAAAAACTGTTGAAAAATTAAATAAATTTTTAGATATTAATTCTGATTTGATTCCAATGCCTAAAAATGGTAAAGTAGAAATATCACCAACCGTTGATGTTAGTACTGTTGATCTAACGACTGATTATAATTATTCAAGAGATCAATACCATAATTTAATTGGAAAGGGTAATGAAGCACTTGAAGAATTATTAGAAATTGCAAAAGAATCAGAATCACCAAGAGCATTTGAAGTTACGGCACAATTATTAAGAACAATTTCAGATACTACAAAAGAATTGTTGCAATTACAAAAAACAAAAAAAGAAGTGGCAAGAGAAAACAAGGATCCACATACAGTAAATAATTCTTTATTTATTGGTAGTACGAAAGAACTTCAAGAATTATTGAATAAGAAAAATGCCGACAGCTAAAAATTATTTAGGAAATAGTTTACTTAAAGCTGCTGGAGTTGCACATAATTTTACAAAAAAAGAAATTTCAGAATATCTTAAATGTAAAGAAGATATTGTTTATTTTCTTAAAACTTATGTAAAAATTGTTCATGTTGATAAAGGATTAATACCCTTCAATCTTTATCCATTTCAAGAACAACTTATTCGACATCTTGAAAGTAATAGATTTAGTATTATTAAATCTGCACGACAGTCTGGTAAATCAGTAACAAGTCTAGGTTATCTTTTACACTATATTCTTTTCAATCAATCAAAGATTGTAGGTATTCTTGCTAATAAAGCTGCAACGGCAAGAGAACTATTAAATCGTATTCAAGTTGCATATCAGTACCTTCCAAAATTTTTACAGCAGGGTATATTAGAATGGAATAAAGGAAGTTTAGAATTGGAAAATGGTTCTAAAATTCTTGCATCTTCTACATCTTCTTCAGCTATTCGTGGTTTTAGTTTTTCAGCTGTACTGTTAGATGAGTTTGCATTTGTTCAGAGAAATATTGCGGATGAATTTATTAGATCAGTTTATCCTACAATTTCTTCTGGTGTAGATACAAAAATTATCATGGTGTCAACACCAAATGGTTTTAATATGTTTTATAAATTTTGGAATGATGCAGAAAATAGTACTAATGAATTTAAACCATTTAAAATTCATTGGTCATCAGTTCCGGATAGAGATGAAAATTGGAAAAATGAAATTGTTAATAATGTAGGTGCTGATACTTTTAGGCAAGAGTATGATGCTGAATTTTTGGGATCAACTAACACACTTATTTCGTATGAAAAATTACAAGAACTTTCATATAATAAACCTGTATTTTCCAGAGATACTTTAGATGTTTATGAGGAACCTATTCCTAAATGCTCATATGTAATATGTGTAGATGTAGCAAGGGGCCAGGGTTTAGATTTTTCTGCCTTTACAGTAATTGATGTTACACAAATACCGTATAAAGTTGTAGCTAAATTTAGGAATAATCATATTGCCCCGCTTGTCTTTCCCAATATTATAAATAATATAGGTAAGAAGTATAATAATGCTTATATTCTTGTTGAAGTGAATGATATCGGATCTCAAGTATCTGATGTTTTACACCATGATTTAGAGTATGAAAATTTGATTTCAACGGCATGGTATGGGCGACATGGTCAACAAGTATCTGGTGGTGTTAAGAAAGATTCTCAATTTGGTGTACGAACAACCAATCAAGTTAAAAAAATAGGTTGTTCCAATTTAAAAGCACTTATTGAGGATGACAAAATTATTATACCAGATTTTGATATTATTACTGAATTGACAACCTTTGTTCAGTCAAAAGATTCGTTTGCAGCTGAAGAAGGTGCTAATGATGATTTAGTTATTACATTAGTTTTATTTGCATGGTTAATAGATCAACAATATTTTAAAGATATGACGAATCAAAATATACGAGAAACTTTATATAAAAATCAATTACAACATATAGAAGATATGACAATACCGTTTGGGATAATTGATAATGGGTTGAATGAAACAGAATACATAAAAGATTCTGAAGGTACAACATGGACTGTAGTAAAATAATAGAGAATTACCTATATCAATATTAGAAATGTAAAACAGGAGAAACCAAATGCCATTTCAAGTGTCACCAGGAATTAATACTTCCGAAATAGACTTAACGACAGTTGTACCTAATGTTTCTACAAGCATTGGTGCTATAGCTGGTGGATTCCAATGGGGTCCGGTTTTGGAAAGAACATCCATAACCACAGAAAACGATTTAGTAAATACTTTTGGAAAACCAGATAGTTATACATATCAATCTCATATGGTTGCTGCAAACTATCTTGCTTATTCAAATAATCTTATTGTTACACGAGCAGTTGGTGCAGCAGCAATGAACTCTCATGTTGGAGATGATGATGTTGGTGGAACAGCAACACAAGTATTAAATTCAACCGACTGGGATACCGAAACAATGGGTACACGTTTGTTCATAGGAAAATATCCTGGCTCATTGGGTAATAGTTTAAAAGCTTTGGCCATTGATTCAGTTGGTTGGGCTGATGCAGTTGCATTGGCAGTAGGAGCTCGATCAGCAGATCAAACATTATTTATGGACAATTTTGATTCAGCACCTGGTACATCAACATCCATGGCAAATGCAAATGGTGGTTTAACTACTGGTTTGGATGAGATGCACATTCTAGTTGTTGATGAAGATGGATTGTGGTCAAACACACCCGGCGAAGTATTAGAAAAATTTGCTTTTGTAAGTAAAGCATTGGATGCAAAGAAAATTGATGGTTCAAGTAATTATGTTTCAACTGTTTTGCGTAATGAATCAAAATATATTTGGGCAGGACTTCCAGCACAGTTTTCAACTTTATCAGTCGATACTGGTGGAAGTTATGTTGATGCAGGAAGTGTCATGGCAG